GTCACACCCCACGCGCCGGGCTTGACCGTTATGTACTCGTCGACGGCGTCGAGACGTACGAAGGCGGCCGGTGTCACCACCGCCACCCGTGCGAGGTCTGTCTGGAATGCCTTGTCGGTGCCGTACTGGTTGACGTTCCAGTCGATCGCCATCGCGGGCGTCGTGGCTGTCGCCAGCAGCGCGGTGAGCTCAGTGACCACCTTCGCTCGCGCCCGGTTCGTGAACGACCGGTAGACGAAGTACAGCGTATTGACCGTGTGATCTAGCTCGACGGCGTGGCCAGCGTCAGCAGTGAACGCCGAAAGCACGTACGCCGCCCCATCCGGGAACATGCGCAGACCGACCCGACCGTTGACGACGAACACGTACAACGTGCCCGTGTAGCTCACGTCATTGACGCACGTCGGACTCGGCGGCTGCTGCGCGACGACATCGACGGCTGACGCCCGCACGAGATTCACGCCCGGCGCTGCCAGCTTCACGAGGAGGTGCGCAGCGCCTTTGCAGTGGCCGCTTACGGCCGCCGGCGCGGGGGCGACTGCAAAGGCGAGGGTGACGAGGACCAGGACGATGAGCGAGACGAGAGGTAGCTTGATACGTTGCATGTTGCCAACGTATCCCGTCAAGGTGGCCACCCGCAGTGGTTACCCTATCGGCGCACCCTGACGCGCAACGGCCGACCGGGAATCACCCGGCCGGCCGTTGGCGGTAATCAGCCCAGGCGATTTCAGTAGACGGGCGGCGCCTGCACGCCGACGGGCGCCTGCACGTCGGCGACGGGCACCTCGACGACGTGAGCGTCGGCAACAACACCATGGTCGATACCATCGTTCACCGCGGGCGTCGGCGCGACGTCGGTGGTCTGACGCTCAACGGCGACGACCATGTCGCGGCCTTCCTGCTCCCGCAGCGCGATCTCCTTGGCGACCTTGTCTTCGATCGTCTCGGCGGGATCGCCCGGCGCGAACGGCGGAATCTGACTCACGTTCCGTGTGGCCGACGCGGCGGCGTTCGCCTCAGGAGTGTGACCCGGCGCGGCAACGCCGATGTCGGCGCTGCCACCCGAACCGCTCTGCTCGGCTGGCACGTTCTGTACGTCTGTCATGGCCTTACCTCTCGTTCGATGGCCGAACGGCGAGGCCCGAAGGCCCCGCCGTCGAGCTCGGGTTATACGACCTCGATACCGTTTAGCGCCTGGGCATAGACGTTCGCCGCGATGTACCCGCGGTACGCGTACTGCACCTCGAGCGTGCTCGGCACGTTGATCGAGAGCAAGCCCTTATTCTGCTCGTAGAACTCGACGAGGGAAGCCCGCGCCGCGATGAGTGTCGCCGCCGGGAAGTTCGGGTCGACGACAACGTTGAGGCCCATCACGTTAAATCCCGTGAAGGATGCGATACCTTGCGTGTTCACGCCGGCAACGTTCTGGCTTCCCACGATCGGGAAGAGCGGACGTCCGGTCGTGTCCACGATGCCCGCGAGTGTCGCCCACTCGTCAACGCTGGCAAAGAGGGTATCGGGGAGCTTCCGAGCGGAAGTGAACACCGCCGCGGCCGATGCCGCAATCGCCGTGATGAACTGTGCCGCCGTGGGCGTCGCGACCATGATGGTCTCGGTGGCCTCGGTGACCGCGGCAACGATGGCGGCGCAAAGCACCGTGTCGGTGTCGATGGCGTACGACTCGGCGAGGTCTTCGATAGAGAGACCGAGCATAGCCGGGTCGGTCCAGTCGATCTCCTGCTCGGAGAGCGAGAGCACGCCGCCCTCGGTGCGCTTCGTCACGGTGTCACCCGTGTTTTGCAACCGCTGGCTCGAGAGCACGTCACCTTCGAGCACTTGCTGCGCGACGGTCGTGCGCTGGGTCGTGCGCGGGCGCTTGAAAGTTGGGGCATGATTGTCCGGCATAGGAAGCCGGCGTGCCGCGTTTACGGCGTACCGGTTACTATCGACGAATTTGATCAGGTCTCCCTCGATCGTGACCGGAGCAGTTCCGTCTGCCGCGACACCATGTGCCACGACCCTCGACAATTCGCCGTCAGTGGCGACGACGCGCCCGCCCTCGTTGGTCGGGTTGACTTCCCAGCGGTTGAGCACTTCCTCGTACTCGTTCTCGGTGACCTTGCCGGTGATGCGACCGATACGGGCGCGGCCGATGTCGCGGGCGAATGCGCCCATCTCGGCGACGGCAACACCGTGGCGGAACGGCTGACCGGCCTTCGTCGGATCGTAGGTGACGATCTCGCGCGACTTGGTGGTCGTCGAGCTCTTAGCGCGGCCCTTCTCGGGCTCGATGAACCCGGCGGTGACGGCCGCGGTGGCGTCGTAACGCGCGTCGCGGGCGAGCACTTCGGGAATTTCCTTCTCGATGACTTCCATACGGCTGACGGCGCCGTCGTACTTGGTGCGCTCGTCGGCGGTGAGGTCGCGCTTCTCCTGCGCCGCGAGGGCGTCGAGGTAGTCGAGGCCGCCGCGGTTGGCGGTGAACTCGTCGCGCAGTTGGAGCAAACGGGGATTCGTCATGGTGGCGTGGTGTCCTTCGTGCGGTTACTAGGTGCCCTGGGGTCGGGCGATGCACTGGCAACCGGGTCAGAAGGAAGCGCCTGGCGCTCGTCGGGCGGTGGATTGCCGTCGGACGTCGACTGGTCTGTTGCTACAACACTGTCACCATATCACGTCCGGTGCCACCTTGACAAGTGGCCCCTTACGTAATTAGCCGCCGACGTGCAGGTGCACGCCAACCAGCCACAGGATCGCGAGCACGAGGGCGACGATAATGAGGATGCGGGTCACGTTCATGCGAACTCCGGGAGGTTGTGCCGGTCGGCGAACTCGTCGGCCGTCTTCGTGCCCTTGCGGGAATTGCAGGGCTGGCACGCGGGAGTGACGTTGCTCACGTCGTGAGCGCCACCGCGGGCGAGAGGTGTCATGTGCTCCTGCACGAGCTCGACGGTGCAATCACCGCAGTAGTGGCAGAACGGATGGGCCTCGAGAATCTCGGCCCATTGACGGGCCGTGACGCCGCGGCCAGGCGCGTTCACCCTGAGGGCACGGCGGGCGCGACACCGCTCGGCCTTCTTGTCTGAGTTGGCTGCGTTCCACGTGGCAGTGGCCACTGCCCTGCGCCCTGGGTGCGCCGCGTTCCACGCCGCTGCGCGCTCGGCAGCCAATCCAGGGTGCGCCGCGTTCCACGCGACCTGGTAGGCGACCAAACGGTCTGGGTTCGATGCCCGCCAGGCGGCACCTAGAGCAGCGTGACGCTCACGGTTCGCCGCATACCATACGGCGCCGGAAGCGGCCTTACTCTCTGCCCTGTGCATCGTGGAGCAGGGCCGACACCGCGGAACGTTTGTGGCCGTTTTTACGAACTCGGCCGAGCAGCGCTCACAAATCGCAGTGCCATAAGTCCTGGTCAAGGTGTTGATCACCCTGTCATCGTACCACGACCGCCGTCATGGTAACAGCGCTTTCACCCGAGATCAGGCACGTGAAGGCGCTCGACCCGCCGACGTCGCGCGACGGTCGAATAGATAACCTCCATGCGGCCAGCCATCGCCATCGCTTCGGGTGCCGGTTCGTCGTCGGCATCGACCGCGCCGAGTAGGTCGAGAGCGACATCGCACGCCAACTGGGCAGCCGTGATGAGCGCCTGAGCCTGGGCCGGGTTGAAATCGTCGTCGGTCGGATCGAGGCATTTGGCGGCGGCGTCGATCGCGGCGTCGGCGGCCTGTACGGCGCCGGCAACCGTCTCGTCGAGCTCGGCGCGGATACTCGTCACCGTGGCATCCTCGTATTGGCCGTAGCCGGTGGGCGCTAGCGCGAGGTGGCGCAGGCCAACTTCGGTGCGGTAGAGCACCGGCTCACGCACCCCCGGAAACGTACGGCGGGCGTCCTTGATGGGGCGGAACTGGATCGACACGGAGCGGCACGCGCCGTCTTTCGCGAGCTCGAGGTAGTCGTTGCCGCGCGGCGTGTTCGACATCGGTGCGTCGAACATGAGCGCCTCAGCCGAGGCCGAGAAAGCCACGACGCCAATCGGTTCCGAGCCGGCGTCGTGGCCGGCGAACACCGGGAAGTTGACGTGCTGTGAGCGCGACACGTCAGTCGAACTCGGCGCGAACGCTTCCGGGTAGACGGGTCCGGGCCGGCCGTGCACGAGGTCGCGCACGTGGGCGACCTTGTCCCACGGCATCGCAATGCCGGAAAGGGTGCGGCCGGTCGTCTCACCGATCTCGACGCTGGCCCGGTTCAGGAAATCAACCATGATGTCACCCTATCCTCATCATGCCGGTTCGACGATAAACCAGGCAACCACGGACGTGTCCGTGGCGCCTGCGCTCGTGATCGTGAACGACGTGCCGACCGTCCGGGCGGTCACGCCGACCGCCTGCGGTACGAGTACCGTGCCCAGCGACTGCACTGTCAGGAGGATGCGCGAAACTGCCGTGACGGCGGTGGTGGGAACCACCACCGTTCCGGCCACCAGGGTGGCCACCCCCATTTTGGCGTTCGCGCCCTCAGCGACCTTGAGGCCTTTCCCGGCTGTGCCGAGAGCGACGTCGCCGTAGAAGGTGGCGAGGCCAGAGGGTGCGAGCAGGAGCGACGTGGCGCCACCGGGTTGGAACGTGATACCCGTCCACGTGTTGGTCGCCCCAATGAGAATGCCGTCGCTGCCGTTGTTGCCGATAATCGCCGCCTGCGAACCGGCAGCGATATTCCACATTTTGAGCGATGCGCCGCCGCCGCCGAACCCGATCCATGCGTCCTTCGCTACCTGAAATTGAGTCGGATTGAACTGTACGGCCTGTATGCCGCCCGACGACCAAACCCAGTTTGTGCTCCCAGAAGCCGACGGTTGCAAGATGAGACTACCGGCCCCATTATTGATCTGGATGAAATTGCTACCACCCGTTTTCCAGTCGAGAAGCAACGCCGCGTCCTGGCCGGCATATGGGGTGATATGCAAACCCGTGGAAGAAAGAACCCCCCACTGTGTCTGTAGGCCATCCGTTGTGGCAAACGAGATTCCTTCTGTCGAGTTGAGCTCGAAGCCGAGCACTCCGGTTGCCACGTCGAGGTGGATGAAAATCGGACGATATGAATTAGCGCCGGCTGCGGCGGCCGCTTTCGTGTATTCAATATAGGATTCCGTCCAGTGGACGCCGGGGCTCACTTCATAGTCCTGTTCGATGACCCAAGCCAGGCGATGGTCTGCCGCGGTCACCTTGCCGCCATTGCCGGCAACGTTGTAACCGAACTCCATTACCTGATCGTGAGTGACATTGAATAGCGTGTCGCTCACGACGATGCCAAATGGCGCCTTGGTGGCTTCGCTCGACTGCACGGTTACGATGTGCTGTGGCGTACCATCAACCTGAGTAGCGACCACCGAAGTGGCGGGCGGTTCCACGTCGGGCCCCGCGCCGAAAGGGCCGCCTTCGTTGCCCGGTATGCTCGGGGCTACCGGCGGAATCTCGTTAGTGAAAAGCGGATCGGTTGCCATCGCCTACGCCTTGACCTTCGCGGGTGTCTCGGTGATGTCGGTGCCGGGGATCACGGTCGGCTTTGTAACCCCGCCGCCAGTGTCCTGGGCGTCGGCAACCCCGCCGACAACGGGCTTGCCGTCCGGTCCGAGCGGCCCGTCCGCCGCGGCCGGCGCCGACGCCTTGAGAATTGCTAGGTGTTCGGGCGAACCGGGTTTCGGCGGGATATGCGGCACGAGCGTGCCGTCATGCATGATCGTCCCCGGCTCCGGGTGCGGGAGCGGCCGGATACCGTCGCGCTTGCGGAGCTCGTCGGTAGACCGCATCGACGTACCGACTTGCAACTGATCGGTCTCCGCAACCGTTTTCGTGTCGGTGCGCTGTAGGTTCGCCGGCACAAGTTTCGCTACGTTCGAGCCGGGCAGACAGTCGGAAATCTCTTCCTCGAATCGGCGCATCCATTGAGAGTACGAGTCGACCGTGCGTTGCACTTGGCGCTGCTCGATATTCGCGTAAGTCATCGAGTCGCCGAGCAAGGCGGCGCCTAGGTCGGTCGGGTCGAGGTTGAACATGTGGGCGATCTCGCCGACCGTGAACTGGCGAGCCTCGAGGAACTGCATATCTTCCGGCGTCCACTGCAACGCCTCGAATGTCATGCGGTTCGGCAACACCGCTGGCGCGCGCCCGGCGGAATGGTTCGTGAGCCATTGCGTTTGCGCAAGGGTCGCTTGGGCGACGTCGACTTCTGGCGTGTCGACGTGGATGATGCCGGCCGGCACAGAACCCGACCGGTACGTGTCGGCCGCGAAGTTCTGCTGATCAAGCGCCTGACCGAGCGAACGCCGAAACTGGGTGATGACGCCCGTACCCATTGGCTTATTCGGTTCGGC